TCTAATGCTGTAGATACAGATTACAATAAGAGCGGAGAACCTTACGTAGCTTGGAACTTTAAAGCAGGAGGTGCAGCAGTAACAAACACAGACGGTACAATAACAAGTCAAGTATCTGCTAACACAGAAGCAGGGTTTAGTATTGTTAGTTATACTGGGAATGGAACAGCTGGTGCGACAGTAGGACACGGATTAGGGGTTGAGCCAAGTATAGTAATTTTTAAAAATAGAGACTTAACTTCTAATTGGGCAGTTTACAGTAATCAATTGGGAGTTGATTATACATTGTTTTTAAATACTACAGATGCTAAAATTAGTGTAAGCGGTAAATTTTCAGGAACAAATAATAACGTAATTGGACTAAATTCAGCAGGAGATGTCAATTTAAATTCTATTATAGCCCACTGTTTCGCAGAAGTAGAAGGCTTTTCTTCTTTTGGTTCGTATGATGGTACAGGAGCAAGTGGTAATACTGTTATAACAGGATTTGAGCCTGCTTTTGTTATGATGAAAGCGTCTAACGATACTTCTGATTGGTTTATTGTAGATAACAAAAGAAACTTAAATGACCCAAGAAATTCTAATTTAAGACCTAATAATTCTAATGCAGAATCTAACGCTGCAAGTGGTTTAAATTTCTTAGAAAATGGATTTGAATTTACAGGAGCGGCATTTAACGACAACAATGTTAGTTGGATTTATATGGCATTTGCTGCTGACCCTACAACAGTAGAACCTTCTTTAGAAGATAGTTTTAATACTGTTTTGTATACAGGAAATGGTGGAACGCAGAGTGTTACTGGAGTTGGTTTTCAACCTGATTTAGTATGGGTAAAAAACAGACAAAGTCCTCCAATAAATACATTTAATCTTTTGTTTGATTCAGTAAGAGGCGCTACAAAATGGTTGTCAAGTAATGCAACAAATGCAGAAGGAACTATTGCTTCTTCTTTAACATCTTTTAATTCTGATGGCTTTAGTTTAGGAACAGACCCTGTTGGAGGTGATGAAGGTTGGAATATTAATGGTAATGAACACGTTGCTTGGGCTTGGAAAGGAGCAGAATTACCAGCTATAAACAGTAACGGTAGTATTCCTTCTGTTGTTAGTGCAAATCCTGCTGCTGGGTTTAGTATTTCAACTTACAACGGAAAAACAGGTGGAGGAACAACTGGTCACGGATTAAATTCAGAACCAGAGTTTATTATCTTTAAAAGATATACCGCTGCTCAAAACTGGTTTGTATTTGCTAAGATAAATAATGTATGGAATGTATTTGAAGGCTTAAATACAACTGCCGCTGCTACAGATTATAGCCCTTATTTTTCAGCTAATGATTCTATTATTAATTGGTATAATGCTAACGAGTATAATTCTGACCCAGCTTCAAGTTATTTAGCTTATTCGTTTCACTCGGTTGCAGGATTCAGCAAGTTTGGTAGTTATACGGGAACAGGAGGCAGCACAACGGTTAGCGGTTTTGGTTTTGAACCTGCGTTTTTATTAATAAAAAGAACAGATACAACTGGAAGTTGGGTGCTTCAAGATAATGCAAGGGGTGCTGGCAAGTCTCTTTTTCCAGATTTATCAGCAGCCGAAAGTCTTGGATGGCAAACTACGTTTAATTCAGATGGATTTAATACAACTTCTGGCGAGGCTTGGATAAACGCAAACGGTGGAACTTATATCTATATGGCATTTGCTAATCAATTTTAAATAAAATGGAAAATATTTTGTACATTCGTAAGATCTCTGTAGGGGGAGACTACAAGAACGCTATGCATTACATAGTTGGTCAAAACGTCCTAGGGGGTAATTACACAATACACGAGATAGCAGAAGAACCAAAAGGCTATAGCGTGTGGATCAAATCAAATGGGGAAGTAGTTAGATGGAAGCATTTCATTGACATTCCCGTAGTAATCGAATATAATCTATTATGAATCCAAGGTATGGATATTTAATTGAACCAATAGGAGGCGAATACAATAACACAAAAAACATAGCAGGAGTAGACCTCGTAGTTAACACAACTATAGAGGATGCTGCATTTGTAAATAGACTTGGTGTTGTTAAGGGCTTGCCAACAAACATAGAAGACAACGAACTAGAAATAGGAGATATTGTCGTGGTTCATCACAATGTGTTTAGAACTTACTTAAACATGAAAGGTCAAAAGACCAAAAGTAACGAGTTCTTTAGAGAAAACTCTTACATAGTTCCACTAGAAAGAATATATCTATACAAAAGAAAAGATGATTGGAAAGCTCTTAAGACATATTGCTTTGTTCTTCCTGTTGATTACAGCGAGGATAGCGTTATACTTAGAAACAAAGAAAAGGAAGACCATGTGGGACTTATAGAAGTTTCTAATACTTACTTACAGTCTAAAGGCATATTCAAAGGATCTAAGATTGGATTTACTAAGAATAGCGAATATGAATTCAATATAGAAGGTAAAAAGCTCTATAGAATGCAAACAAGAGACATATGCCTAGAGATATAAAGCAAACAATAGAAAGAGTTATTGCAGCAGGAGAAAAGGCCGTAGAGGAGCTTATTAAGGTTGCCCACGATGAAATAATTACAGACGATCCTAATGAAGATATTGCTGCTGATAGACTAAAGAATGCTGCGGCAACTAAAAAGCTTGCAATATTTGATGCATTCGAAATACTTAATAGAATAGAATTAGAAAGAGCTAAACTAAATGGCGAGGACGAATCTGAAACAAGTAAAGGAAAAGATACAGGATTCCAAAGCTTTGCAGAAAGAAGAAGTAGAAAGTCTTAGGCTTTGCACTGTTCTATCTGGAGTAGTATCTGAAACCGTTATAAAGAATAAGAATAAAAAGAAAGCCTGGGATTATGGATATAACTCAGACCACGATATTATTGTTATATCTAAAGACGGAACTATAGGTGATATAGTAGAGATACAAAATTTAAGAATAGCGCTACCATCTGTACCAGATAAAGTACATAAAAGAAGCAATAAACAATCTGAGCAATACTGGGAAGTAAGCGAATATCCAAAAGAACTATCCAGAATAAAGACTATCTTTGATTGGAATGATATGCCTAACGCATTTAAAAATGATTGGGTAGACTATATAGAAGATGAGTTTACAAAAAGAGATGAAGGTTTTTGGTTTTATAACAAAGGGATTCCTACTTATATTACTGGCGCTCACTACATGTACTTGCAGTGGACCAAGATTGATGTTGGACAGCCAGATTTTCGCGAAGCAAATAGGCTTTTCTTTGTCTTCTGGGAAGCGTGTCAAGCAGACAGTAGGTGCTACGGAATGTGCTACCTTAAGAATAGAAGGTCCGGCTTCAGCTTCATGGCAAGTGGAGCAGCGGTTAATATGGCAACAATATCTTCTGATGCTAGATTCGGAATACTCTCCAAGTCTGGAGCAGACGCTAAGAAACTGTTTACAGATAAGGTGGTACCTATATCAATCAACTATCCCTTTTTTTTCAAGCCCATACAAGACGGAATGGACAGGCCAAAGACGGAACTTGCGTACCGTGTCCCCGCCTCAAAGCTTACAAGAAAGTCCATTGTTCAAACAACCGATACCCAAGCTGAATTACAGGGACTTGATTCGACCATCGACTGGAAGAACACCGGTGATAACTCCTACGATGGTGAAAAACTTAAACTTTTAATACACGATGAATCAGGTAAGTGGTTGCCTCCAGATAATATACTTAATAACTGGAGAGTTGTAAAAACAACATTAAGACTAGGTAAGAGGATTGTAGGTAAGTGCATAATGGGCTCTACATCAAACGCTCTAGACAAAGGTGGCGCTAATTTCAAAAAATTATACGAAGATTCAGACGTTACAGAAAGAAACGAAAACGGACAAACTAAATCTGGAATGTATTCGCTTTTTATTCCTATGGAATGGAATTTTGAAGGATATATAGATAGATATGGACAACCAGTCTTCAGAAACTCCGAGGATCCTGTTTTTGACGCCTTTGGAGACGTTATCTCTGGTGGTGTGATAGATTACTGGGAAAATGAAGTAAAGTCTCTTAAAAGCGATCCAGACGCTTTAAACGAGTTTTATAGACAATTCCCCAGAACAGAAGGTCATGCTTTTAGAGATGAAGCAAACAATAGTTTATTTAACCTACAAAAGATATACGAGCAGATAGACTATAACGATGGATTAGAAGGTCAAAGGGCTGTTATGCGTGGTAGCTTTTCTTGGAAAGACGGAAAGAGAGATACTGAAGTTATATGGACTCCAGACAATAGAGGCAGGTTTTTTGTTTCTTGGATTCCAAAACCAGAACTAAGGAATAGAATTGTGATGAACAATGGTGTTAAATCTCCAGGTAACGAACACATTGGAGCGTTTGGATGCGATAGTTATGATATATCTGGAACCGTAGGTGGTGGTGGATCTAACGGAGCTTTACATGGAATGACTAAGCTTAACTTTGAAGGACCATCTAATATGTTTTTTTTAGAGTACATATCTAGGCCTCAAACAGCTGAGTTATTCTACGAAGATGTTCTAATGGCTATGGTGTTTTACGGAATGCCTATACTTGTGGAGAATAACAAACCAAGGCTTTTGTATCACTTAAAGAACAGAGGTTATAGAAAATGGAGCATAAATAGACCAGACAAACACAAAAACGATCTATCTAAAGCAGAAAAAGAACTAGGGGGTATACCTTCATCTACTGCTGTAATATCAATACATGCAGAAGCTATTGAATCTTACATAGAAGAAAATGTAGGATACTCAGAGAAAGGCTCTGGAAACATGTACTTTACAAGGACTTTATTAGACTGGGCTAACTATGATATAGCAAACAGAAAC